AAGCCGCAAATCGAGGCCATGGTCGGAGCCTCGGCGTTGCCGATTGGTGCGATGGTGGCGTTTCCGGTGAACAAGATCGCGCCCGGTTTTCTGGAAATTAACGGCAGTGTGCAGAGCATTGCGGCTTATCCCGATCTGGCGACCTTTCTCGGGACTGCGTTCAACAAAGGCGATGAAGGTACGGGTAATTTCCGTCTGCCGGAATCGCGCGGCGAGTTCCTGCGTGGTTGGGATCATGGTCGCGGTATTGATGCCGCCCGGACGATTGGCAGCTATCAGGCAGGGCAAATCGAATCTCACTATCACACCTACAACGTGACCTCTGTAACCGCCGGATCTGGTGGGGTTTCGACCGCTACCCCAACTGATACGGCAGGTTCTGTAAAATTCACCAACGCTAGTGGCGGATCTGAAACCCGCCCGCGCAACTTGGCGGTGATGTGGTGCCTCAAGGCCTGGAATGCGCCGATCAATCAAGGAAACATTGATATTGCAGCGTTGGCCGCTTTGGCGGCGCAGGCCACGGAAATCAATCAAGGGACGGCCAAGGTCGCGACTGACGCGCAGATGCTGGACAGCGCGAATGACGCCGTTATCGCCACACCGAAAAAGCTGCGTAAGGGCTTTGCTATCAGCCTGACCACGAACGGCTATATCACGTTCCCAAGTTGGCTGGGTGGGTTGATTATTCAATGGGGAGTCGGCCTGTTTTCCAACGATACACCGATGACGTTTCCCATCGCCTTTCCTTCTGCGTGCTTGGCTGTTTTGACGGGCGCTGGAAACTACAACGGCCCTAATGCGGCCTTTCAAAAAGTAACCGCTGTTGCTGGGTATTACCCAGCCAAAACCGGATTTACTGGCAGCAGTTCAACCGGTATTGCCACAAGTGGTACATGGCTGGCCATCGGTAACTAAGGAGCTAAGGCAATGAAGCGTTTTTATAGTCCGGGTACGCAGACCACTTACCTGCAAGGGGTGCATGCGGATATGCCTGCGGACGTGGTGGAAATCTCCGAGGCGCTGTTTCTGTCCGTGATCGGAAACCCCGCCCCAGGGAAGATTCGTGAGCACGACGAGGCCGGTCGCCCCTATCTGGTCGACGCGCCAGAGTCTGCACCGGATCTTGCTGCGCAGGAGCGCGAATGGCGCGACGGCGCGTTATCGGGCGTGCTGTGGCTGCGCGAGCGTCACCGCGACCAGTTGGAAATCGAAGGGCCGACCACGCTCACAGTCGAGCAATTCAATGACTTACTGGTTTACATGCAGGCGCTGCGCGATTGGCCTCAGTCGCCCAATTTTCCCGAAAGCCAGCACCGGCCAACAGCGCCGGACTGGATCATCGAGCAGGTCCATTAAACGTCCCGCATTGACGGGCTGATCCACTTTACGGCGTGCTGCTCCGTCATGCGTAACAAGGAAACCTTTGTAAAGCCACGCTCTACAAACCCTTGCGCTCGCCGATTCAGCGCGCGCGCGGCAGCCTGTGCAGTGTCATTCCACTACTGCACAGGCACTCTCCCATGCCCACCGATTACCATCACGGTGTACGCGTCCTCGAGATCAACGAGGGCACCCGCCCGATCCGCACCGTCGCAACCGCCGTCGTCGGCATGGTTTGCACCGCCGAAGATGCCGATCCGATCGCGTTCCCTCTCAACCGCCCCGTTCTGCTAACCGACGTCCTTACCGCCAGCGGTAAGGCAGGTATTCAAGGCACGCTCGCCAAAAGCTTGGACGCCATCGCTGACCAGGCAAGCCCCATCACCGTCGTTGTCCGTGTAGCCGAAGGTGCGGACGCTGCCGCGACCACCACCAATGTGATCGGCGGCGTTTCTCCCAGCGGTCAATACACCGGTCTGAAGGCTCTGTTGGCTGCGGAGGCGCAGTTGGGCGTGCGACCTCGCATCCTCGGCGTACCTGGTCTCGACTCACTGGCGGTGGCCACGGAGCTGGTACTCACCGCACAAAAGCTGCGTGGTTTCGCATACGCCAGTGCCTGGGACTGCGAAACGGTCTCTGACGCCATCGCCTACCGGGAAAATTTCGGTGCCCGCGAGCTGATGACCATCTGGCCGGACTTCGTGAACTGGGACACCACGCTGAATGCCGATGCGCCGGCGTCGGCGATCGCACGCGCTTTGGGCTTGCGCGCCAAGCTCGATGAGCAGGTCGGCTGGCACAAAACCCTTTCCAACGTGGCAGTGAATGGCGTGTCCGGACTGAACCGGGACATTTACTGGGATCTGCAGAACCCGGCTACCGACGCCGGCCTGCTGAACGCGGCGGATGTCACCACCCTGATTCGTCGCGAAGGCTTCCGCTTCTGGGGCTCCCGCACCTGCAGCGACGACCCACTGTTCGCTTTCGAGAACTACACCCGCACCGCCCAGGTGCTGGCCGACACCATGGCTGAGGGCCAATTCTGGGCGATCGACAAGCCTATGCACGCGAGCCTGGTGCGCGACATCGTCGAAGGCATCAACGCCAAATTCCGCGAGCTGGTACGCCTGGGCTACCTGATCGGCGGCGAGTGCTGGTACGACGAAGCTGCCAACGACAAGGACACCCTCAAGGCCGGCAAGCTGTACCTGGACTACGACTACACCCCAGTACCGCCGTTGGAGAACCTGAACCTGCGCCAGCGCATCACCGATCGCTACCTGATCGACTTCGCCAGCCGCGTCGGCGCCTGATATTCATTCATCCGCGCGGCGTTGGCCGCGCCTTTAGGAGAGCGCCCACATGGCTCTGCCCAAAAAGCTCAAGAATATGAACTTGTACAACGATGGCGTCAGCTACGTCGGTGCGTGCAAGAGCGTCACCCTGCCCAAACTCGCCCGCAAGCTCGAATCCTTCCGGGGCGGCGGCATGGACGGTGGCGTGAAGGTCGATCTGGGTCATGGCGACGACGGTATCCAGCTCGAATGGACCCTCGGTGGCTGGGACCTGACGGCACTGCGTCAGTACGGAGCGGTGTCGGCAAGTGGCGTCATGCTGCGTTGGGCGGGCTCTATTCAGCGCGACGACACCGGTGAGGTTTCAGCCGTCGAGGTCGTCGTGCGCGGTCGGCACGAAGAAATCGACATGGGCGACTCGGAAAGTGGTGAAGACACCGAGCACAAGTTCACCACCACCTGCAGCTATTACAAGCTGACGATCGACGGTAATGAAGAAGTCGAGATCGACTTGCTCAACTTCATTTTCAAGGTCGATGGCAATGACATGCTGGCTGAACACCGCAAGGCGATCGGCCTGTAATCCCAGCTTGCCCCGCCGGCTCGTCCGGCATCCTCTTTTTCAAAGGATTCAACATGAGCACCACCCCAAAAAACGAAGCTGCAGACGCACCCGTTGAGAAGAACCCAAACCGCCCAGTCATCACCCTGGATACGCCCATTGTCAGAGGTTCGACCGAGATCACCGAGGTGACGCTGCGCAAGCCCGTCTCCGGCGAACTGCGCGGCGTCTCGCTCACCGATCTCCTGCAGATGGACGTACTGGCACTGCGCAAGATTCTTCCGCGCATCACCACGCCAACCCTGACCGATCACGACATTGGCCTGATGGATCCGGCTGACCTGGTGCAGATGGCCACCGAGGTTGCCGGTTTTTTGCTGCCGAAGTCGGCGAAAGTGGATGCATCCCTCGTTGCGTAGATGACGCGATGGCGGATATCGCCGTGATTTTTCACTGGGGGCCAGCGGAGATGGATCCGCTTCCCCTGACCGAACTGATGGAATGGCGCGAACGCGCTCGAAAACGAAGTGGGGCGAAGGATGACTGACAAGCTGCGGCTGGAATTTCTGCTGTCCGCGATCGACAAGGTCACCGCGCCACTCAAACAGATCAGCGCTGGGAGCAATGCTACGTCTCGCGCCTTGAAAGCGGCGCGGGACAAGCTGAAGGAACTCAACGCCCAGCAGTCCAATATTTCCAGCTATACCCGCCAGAAGGAAGCCGTCCGCCAGTCCTCGGAAGAATTGGCAAAGGCACAGGACAAGCTTCGCGGGCTGCGTGAGCAGCTGCAGAAGATGGACGCCCCTACTGCGGCCTTCCAGCGGGCGTTCGTCAACGCCTCCGCCTCGGTGGAAAAGCTGACAAACAAACACACGGCTCAGCGATCGGAACTGCAGCGCCTGATCCCCCTCATGAAATCGACCGGTGCCGATACCCGCAACCTCGGCACCACCGAACGCCGTTTAAAAACCGAGATCGAGGCGGCGAATAAAGCCATCCAGGCTCAACGAGAGCGCCTCTCTGCACTTGCCAAGCAGCAGGAACGGGTCTCGAAGGCACAGAGAAACTATTCCAAGGGCAAAGAGCTCGCCGGCAACGCCGCTGTAGCCGGTGCGAGCGCAGGTGCGGTGGGTGCAGCGGTCGGCCTGCCGATCGTTGGGATGGTCAAAGACTATTCCCGTTTCGAAGACGCCATGGCGGGTGTCGCCAAACAGGTCAACGGTGCCCGGGATGACAACGGTCAGCTCACCCAGACGTATTACGACATGGGCGCGGCCATCAAGAAGATGTCCGAAACCATCCCCATGGCGACTACCGATATTGCCGCGCTGGTGGAAGGCGGTGCGCGAATGGGCATCCAGGGCAAGGACGACCTGCTGGAATTCGCCCGCGTCGCGGCGACTGCCGCAACGGCTTTCGAGTTGCCTGCGGATCAGGTCGGCGAGAGCCTGGCGCGCATCGCCAGTCTCTACAAATTGCCCATCAAGAACGTCAGCCAGCTCGGCGACGCGATCAACTACCTGGACGACAACGCGATGTCGAAGGGTGGAGACATCATTGACGTCATGCAGCGCACGGCAGGCATCACCGCGTCGGTTGGCATGTCGTTCAAGGACGCAGCCGCCTTGGGCTCAACCTTCCTAACGCTCGGTGCATCGTCGGAAATTGCCGCCACGGCAACCAACGCGATGATCCGGGAACTGGCTATCGCCACCCAGCAGCCCAAACGGTTTGTCACCGGACTCAAGTCGATCGGCCTGGAGGCGAAAGCGGTCCAGGACGGCATGAGCAAGGACGCGACGGGCACCATCCAGAAGGTGCTGGAAGCGGTGAACAAACTGCCCAAAAACCAGCAGCTCGGTGTGATGACCCAGCTGTTCGGTAAAGAATACGGCGACGACGCGGCGAAACTGGCGTCCAATATCGGCGAATACCGGCGCCAACTTGACCTGGTGAATGGCGCGGACAACGCGCCTAAACGCGACGGCTCGATGCAGCGTGAGGGTGATATCCGCGCAGACCAGTTGTCCGCCCGATGGGAAATGTCGCAGAACCGCATGTTCAACCTGAGCAGCGCCCTGGGCGCCACTCTCCGACCGGCGCTGATCCAACTGGTCACCGGATTTAACGGTGTCCTGGAGCGCGTCAACGCATGGGCGACCGCTAACCCGGGGCTGGTGCTGGGTATCCTCAAAGTCGCCGCCGGCATTGCTGCACTGTCGATAGGCTTCAGCACCGTGGCCCTCTCACTGGCGACAACCCTTGGACCATTCCTCGCGGTGCGTTACGGGTTATCACTGATAGGGATCCGTCTACCCTCTGTGATCGGGCTGCTCTTCAACCTTGGCTCGAAAGTCCTGCCATTTGTCGGTCAGGCATTCATGTGGGTTGGCCGATTGTTCATGGCCAACCCAATTGGCCTGGCCATCACGGCGATTGCCGTTGCTGCGTATCTGATCTACGCGAACTGGGACAAGGTGAAGGCTTACTTCGTCAGTGCCTGGGCTGAAATCAAAGCAGGCTTCAGCGGCGGGATCAGCGGCATCCTGCAGACGCTCGCCAATTTCAGCCCCATAGGGCTGATCTACCAGGCCTTCTCGGCGGTGATGAACTACATGGGCGTCGAGATGCCGGGCCGATTTACTGAGTTCGGGGGAATGATCATCGCTGGGCTCGTCAACGGCATCACGAACGCGATGGGTTCTGTAAAGACTGCGATCACCGACGCCGGTAGCAATACCGTCGACTGGTTCAAGGAGAAGTTGGGTATTCATAGCCCCTCCCGGGTTTTTGCCGAGCTTGGCGGCTTCACCATGGCCGGGTTGGCGCAGGGCGTGGCTGACGGTCAGAGCGGGCCTCTTGAAGCCGTCAAGGCTGTGGGCGACCTCATGACCCAAGCAGGAACCGTGACCATCAGTGCCATCACCAGCGCTGGAGCAGCGCTGAATCCTGCCGCTGCAATGCCCGAGGCCACCGCCGCCGCTCTGAGCTCAGCCGGGGCCGTACCCGGGACCAAAGCTGAAAGTGGCGGAATGCTTGAGTCGATCATGGGCATAGGCAAACGTCTGGCCCAAGTGGGCGCGATCGCCGTAGGTATGGGCGGGGCTCAAGGCGCGATCGCGGTCGACAACCGTCCGCCAATTGGTGCGGCAGCAGCTCCAGCGGCGATGCAGATGGCGCCCGATCAAATTGTTATCAACATTCACCCCGCCCCCGGGATGGATGCCGCTGCGATCGCGCGCGCCGTGTCTGCAGAGCTGGACAAGCGGCAGCATGCAAAACAAGCCAAGGGACGCAGCGCCCTTTTTGACCAGGAGTAAACGGACATGATGATGTCA